GCTTAAAAGCAATGACATACCAAGCCATGTTCATCTGCGCAGAAATATTTAATAAGCATCAATTCCCATTAGTCATAACGTCAACAACAGACGGTCAACATATGGAAAACTCATTCCACTACACAGGCGAAGCATTCGACATCAGAACAAGACGCATGACAGTAGTTGAAAAAACTAATCTATTTAACAAAATCAGAAAAGCACTGACAGATTACAGCAAATGCTTCCAAGTAATAATGGAAGAAAATCACATACACGTAGAATACGACTGGAGATAAAACATGAAACGCTACCGTACTAAAAACAGCCAAGCAAAATTCCGCAATACTGCCGGACTACAACATAAATCAAATACACTACAACCAATCGCACGAGGCGGCACACGCCTATAATGCATGCCATGTTATACACCATTAGACGCCTTCGAACTAATCGGCAAGCACAACCAAAAAGCGAATGGCAAAAAAACTATTCTATTCGACAGGCCACTACAGACCACATACAAAGAAGTAACGGTTCAATGCGGCCAGTGTATAGGATGCAAACTAACCCGCTCTGCAACATGGGCATCTAGAGTAATACACGAGACAAAATACCATGAACAAAACTCATTCATTACCCTTACCTACGACGACAAAAATCTACCACAAGACCACAGCCTACGGAAAGACCATTTCGCGAAATTTATTAAACGACTTAGAAAAGCAATACATCCGAGGCCAATCCGTTACCTCATGTGTGGCGAATATGGCGAAGATACTTGGCGTCCTCATTATCATGCAATTATCTTTGGCTACGACTTTACAGAAGGCATTAAATACAACAAACAATGGTTTGAACGCAGACAAACAATATCATTCACAGAAACAGAACAACCTTATTACATCTCAAAATTCCTCACAGCACTCTGGGGAAAATCAAAAAACGATTCAATCATCGCAAACGTTACATGGGAAACCGCAGCATACGTCGCACGTTACTGCACAAAAAAATACAGCTCAAAAGGAGGCTACGACAAATACGGCAATTACATCGACACAACGGAAGAACACTATACTAGAAAAATACTCGACTGGAACGAACACACAGGAGAAATTTACAACTTCCAAGAAACTAATCTTGAACCAGAATACGGCACTATGTCATCCGGAAGACGCGACCACCCTAACCCCGCTTTCAGAGGCGGCATCGGTTACGCTTGGTATCAAGACTTTAAAGACGACTGTTATCCATCTAACTACTTAATACAAGATGGACACAAAACACCAATTCCAAAATATTACGATAAATTATTAGAAGTAGAAAACGAAGTCATGTTCAGCGAAATAAAATTAAACAGAGAACTAGCACTCGCAGCACACAAAGCAGACTTGACACCATCAAGACTAAAACAGAGACACATAACAAAACTGGCACAAGCCAACCAACTTACGAGGAATAAAATCTAATGGAAAACAATCTATACACCGTTTACGACAAAAAAGCAGAAGTATATTCACAACCTTTCACTGCTATAAATGACGAAGTAGCACAACGCATCATGCAAAATTGCGTTAACAATCCAGAACACAACTACGGATTAAACCCAGAAGATTATCAACTAGTACGCACCGGCAAATTCGACGATTCAAAAGGCACACTAATACCAGAAGAAAAACCAATCTTAGACCTTATCACTCTAGTCAAAAAGGAGTCTAAATAATGAAATCAAATATGGTCAATCGCTTCACGCAAACACCCGAAGCAAAAACACCTCGTTCAACTTTCGACATGTCACACAGTCATAAAACAACTATCGACGTCGACTATTTATACCCAATTTATGTAGAAGAAGCACTACCGGGTGACACACTTAATGTAAACATGACAGGATTCGCACGACTCGCAACACCTATATTTCCAATCATGGACAACATGACAATGCAAACATTCTTTTTCGAAGTCCCCACCAGAATAGTATGGGACAATTTCCGGAAATTCATGGGAGAACGCTATCCAGACCCAGACTCATCTATTGATTACACAGTACCAACAGCAGCAGCAACTGCAACATCAAACTTAGTCGGCAAACTATCAGATTACATGGGGATTCCAATAGAAGTAGATGGACTCGTATACAACAATCTATTTCACAGAGCTTACAACTTAATATGGAACGAATGGTTCAGAGACCAAAACCTACAAGATTCAATTAAATTAGATACCGGAGACGGTCCAGACGCACCAGCAGACTATGTACTTAAAAAAGCAAACAAACGGCACGACTATTTCACATCTGCACTACCGTGGCCACAAAAAGGAGACTCAGTAGACCTTCCATTAGGCACATCAGCACCAGTCATAACAGACGCATCAAGCCCAACTTTAACAATAGGCGGCGGAGACATAAAAGGATTTCAATTTGTAAACGCTGACCAAAAAACCTATTACACTGGAGCACCAAGCGCAACATCAACAGCGGTAACATGGGATAACTCTGGATTACAAACAGACTTAACAAACGCTACCGCAGCAACAATAAATCAACTACGCGAAGCATTCCAAATACAAAAACTATTAGAACGTGACGCACGAGGCGGAACAAGATATACAGAAATCATACGCTCACATTTCAATGTCACATCACCAGACGGCAGAGCATGGCGCCCAGTCTATCTAGGCGGAGGAAAATCCAATGTCAATATTAGTCCTATTGCTCAAACTTCTAGCACGGATGCTACAACACCCCAAGGAAACTTGGCTGCAATGGGTACTTCTGTTCTCAATAATCATGGCTTTACTAAGTCTTTCACTGAGCATTCACTTGTTATTGGTCTTGTATGCGTTCGCGCAGACCTAACCTATCAGCAAGGCTTAAACCGTATGTTCTCAAGGCAAACCAGATACGACTACTTCTGGCCCTCCCTATCTACCATCGGCGAACAATCAGTACTCAACAAAGAAATCTATGCACAAAACGACGCCAATGACGATTTAGTATTCGGTTATCAAGAAAGATATGCAGAATACAGATATAAACCATCACTAATCACAGGTAAAATGCGTTCAGACGTAGGCGCACACAACACCAGCTTAGACGCATGGCATCTATCAGAACAATTCGGCTCATTACCCGCATTAAACGATACATTCATTCAATCAACTACTCCTATCGACAGAGTAATAGCAGTAAACACAGAACCACATTTCATACTTGATACATTTTTTAACATCAAAGCAGCCAGACCTATGCCACTCTATGGCGTACCTGGCATGTTGGATCACTTCTAATGGGTTTATTCTCAGGTATAACAAAAGCATTCTCAGGACTAGGAGGTTCCCTCATATCTGGGGGAGCCTCACTAGCAGGAGGAATACTTGCAAATGCAGGTAGAGCTGACGCATCTCAACAAGTAGGTCAATTTAACTTAGCATCAGCACGAGAAACCAATCAATTCAACGCAGAAGAGGCACAAAAAAATAGAGACTTTCAACAAAGAAACTCAGACACGGCACATCAAAGGCAAGTCACAGATCTACGCGCTGCCGGACTTAATCCCATACTATCCGCAAAATACGGAGGAGCATCATCACCATCAGGAGGACAAGCATCAGGCATAGGAGCGTCTCAACCTATGTACGACCAACAAGATATATTTTCACCAGCAATCAATTCTGCCCTTAGTACATATCAAACTCAAAATCAAGGTAGACAAATAGAAAGTCAAATTAATAAAATGGCGCAAGAAATAGAAGAATCTAAATCTAGAGCAAACTTAACCGATAGACAAAGAGACAGAATCGACTATGAAATACCTAATCTTATTTCTCAAGCTTTCACTAATACTGAGTCTGGTAATCTGGCTATTCGCAATACTGAACTTAGCCGTCTAAATGCAAAAATATCAGAATTATCATTTCAAGAAAAAGAAATACTTTTAAAAAAAGCACAAATGGATTTACAAATACTACAACAACCAGAAACCGGCGAGTTATACAGAAAACTTACTCTATTAAAAGGAGTTAACGCAGGTTCGGCAGCAGCTGTAGCATCAGACGAAGCTGTACAATTCGTAAAAAAATTAATCAATATGTTCAAATAAGGAAACTATCATGGAAATACAATACAAAACGGCATACGGCCCAAAACTAAAACTAGCAACAATCAACGATAAACCATCAATGACAAAACAAAGTTTAAAAGACGATGCAGACGTTAACAAAATAATCAAACGCTACAACAAAACTGGCGTACTTCCTAACATGAATAAACTAGAAGCAATCTATGGAGAAATTACATCTCAAGATCTTCAAGACGCACTCAACAAAGTCGACCAATCATATGAAGCATTCCAAGAAGTACCCGCAGACATTAGAGCACAATTTTCAAACGACGCAGGCGCTTTCATAGACTATGCAACAAATCCAGCAAATATAGACCAAATGAGAGCATGGAAACTCGCACCTACACCACCAGAACCAACGCCAACACCAGAACCCACTTCAGAACCTACGCCAGAACCAACACCGGCACCATAGCCATATAGGAATGGTACAACCAACCATTCCACCCTGATAAACCAAAAGCCGCTTTTAAGCGGCTTTTTTAATCCCTCAAAATCATCAACAGGAACAGTTACTACTTGATGTAACTGTTCCCATTGACACCAAAGTCAATTAAAAATACTTTTTTGAGCTTTTCGGAAAAAAAGTGTTTGACAAGCGAAGCGCGTCAGCGTTAGGATAACGACAGACATAAGTAATTGATATTTAACAATTTATACATTATGCGCATAAGTGCATAAAAACCTTATAAAACAAGAGGTTATATATTATGAATTTATTCAAAGCAATATCCATAGGGTTCACCGTTCTAAAATGGTACGAATCAGCATCAGCAGACGACCAAATCACCGCTAAAGAAATAACAGAACTACTCGCTACTGTAGCAACATCTGAAGCAATCAGCCATTTAACAATAGAATTATAAAAATGGATATCCACTTCAAAGAAGGAACACCATACACAGGCTTAAAAGCAATGACATACCAAGCCATGTTCATCTGCGCAGAAATATTTAATAAGCATCAATTCCCATTAGTCATAACGTCAACAACAGACGGTCAACATATGGAAAACTCATTCCACTACACAGGAGAAGCATTCGACATTAGAACCCGACGAATGACAGTAGTAGAAAAAACTAACTTATTTAACAAAATCAGAAAAGCACTGACAGATTACAGCAAATGCTTCCAAGTAATAATGGAAGAAAATCACATACACATAGAGTACGACTGGAGATAAAACATGAAACGCTACCCTACTAAAAACAGCCAAGCAAAATTCCGCAAAACTGCCGGACTACAACATAAATCAAACTTACTACAACCAATCGCACGAGGCGGCACACGCCTATAATGCATGCCATGCTATACACCATTAGACGCCTTCGAACTAATCGGGAAGCACAACCAAAAAGCGAATGGCAAAAAAACTATTCTATTCGACAGGCCACTACAGACCACATACAAAGAAGTAACGGTACAATGCGGCCAGTGCATAGGATGCAAACTCACCCGCTCTGCAACATGGGCATCTAGAGTAATACACGAGACCAAATTCCATGAACAAAACTCATTCATCACCCTTACCTACGACGACAAACATCTGCCACAAGACCACAGCTTACGGAAAGACCACTTCGCAAAATTTATTAAACGACTTAGAAAAGCTATACATCCGAGGCCAATCCGTTACCTCATGTGTGGCGAATATGGCGAAGATACTTGGCGTCCTCATTATCATGCAATTATATTCGGTTACGACTTTACCGAAGGCATTAAATACAACAAACAATGGTATGAACGCAGACAAACAATATCATTCACAGAAACAGAACAACCTTATTACATATCAAAATTCCTCACAGCACTCTGGGGAAAATCAAAAAACGACCCAATCATCGCAAACGTTACATGGGAAACCGCAGCATACGTTGCACGTTACTGCACAAAAAAATACAGCTCAAAAGGAGGATACGACAAATACGGCAACTACATCGACACAACGGAAGAACACTACACCAGAAAAATACTCGACTGGAACGAACACACAGGAGAAATTTACAACTTCCAAGAAACAAATCTTGAACCAGAATACGGCACTATGTCATCAGGTAGACGCGACCACCCTAACCCCGCTTTCAGAGGCGGCATCGGTTACGCTTGGTATCAACAATTCAAAGATGACTGCTATCCATCTAACTACTTAATACAAGACGGACATAAAACACCAATACCAAAATATTACGACAAATTATTAGAAGCAGAAAACGAAGTCATGTTCAGCGAAATAAAATTAAACAGAGAACTAGCACTTGCAGCACACAAAGCAGACTTGACACCATCACGACTAAAACAAAGACACATAACAAAACTGGCACAAGCCAATCAATTAACGAGGAATAAAATCTAATGGAAAACAATCTATACACCGTTTACGACAAAAAAGCAGAAGTTTACTCACAACCCTTCACTGCTATAAACGACGAAGTAGCACAACGCATCATGCAAAATTGCGTTAACAATCCAGAACATAACTACGGATTAAATCCAGAAGACTATCAACTACTAAGAACCGGCAAATTCGACGATTCAAAAGGCACACTAATACCAGAAGAAAAACCAATCTTAGACCTTATCACTCTAGTCAAAAAGGAGTCTAAATAATGAAATCAAATATGGTCAATCGC